GTTCTGGTCCATGTCTGTATTCCTTCGCGTTGTCTAATTGCTGTTGCTTTGCCAGTAATCAGCGGTCCTTTTTGGCTTCATAAAACTTGGAGGCGATGTTCTGTACATCCGCGAGAAGAGAGCCGAACCCATCGCAGGTGACAGGAGCGCCGCCGTTAGAGTTGCGGTGCTTGACGATTGCATTGGCAGCGCTTGCGAGGATTGTTTTCTTCTCGTCCTCGGACATGAAGCTCTCAAGCAGCGGCAGCGGGTCGCGATAGTTGCTGGTCATTGTCTAGTATCCTTTGTTGTCTAATTGTTCTGGGTGAAGAGGGGGGTACTCCCCCCCCCCTACTCATCCGTCAGGCCGGGGCAGCCCTGCTTCTTCAAGACCTCAACCGCATAGTCGAAGACCTTGATTGGATCACTCAGCTTATTCTTTGCGAGGCTAGCCATAGCTGGGAGGATGTAGGTCCCGGGCGGGCGGTCTAGATTTGTGAGCCCAACAGCATAGCCTTGGTTGGTGCCTATGCTCGGCTCGTAGCCGGGATGCATCTCGCAGGCGCCGAACAGCAGGCGCCTATGGACAGCAGGGTGGCCAATGCCGAATACCACCCGCGCCATGTCGAGGCTGTCATCTGCGGCTTTCAGCCGGAAAAATACCTCCGACCGATTGCCCGCAGCGTTGTTCTCCCCGGTCGCGTCGGCTGTTCCGGTGCTAGAGTTACTCTCGCGGCGGCCGGCGATTACCTCGGTGCGGAATCCGGCATCTTCCAGCCGGTCAACAATCGCAACCGCAGCAACCGCCAGGGCGCGGAATGTCTTTTCATCTACATAGCAGGGCGCAGCCGTGCTGGAGACGATGGTAATGACGGGCCGCTGCGCGGTGTCACTACGCTGCACCGACCTCATGTGCAGCGGGTTGTTCGCGAGGTAGCGGGGGACAGATGCCACCGCCCCGGCGATAGCGTAGCGCGTCAGCGTCTTGCGGGTGGGCCGCGCTACCTTGACCCGCTCCAGCAGGGGCAGGGCCTGCTCGGCCCCCTCCTGCCACCCATCACGGGCCAGCTTGAGCGCATCGGCCATGGTTTTCGCGCTGCCGTAGAAGCTGGGGTCGTTACCGCCCCAGCCCCATTTGCTGAAAGCATCAGCCGGCGCCGTCTCGGGGATGAACTCCGCGAGTTCCGCGAGGCTGTCAAAATGCATCCGCGCGATGCTCCCGCCCACCCTGTTGGGGATTTCTGGCAGGTAGGGCGCGAGGTGCGCCCTTGACCCGTCAACCATCAACTCTGCAATGCGCTTCATGTTTTCACTCCGCTGCGATGGTGGTGGTGGTGATGACGGGCGCCTCCGCCCGGCGGATCACCCGCTCGGGCATCTTTGCAACGATCCTGTCCCGCTGCTCGCGATCCAGGCCCTTCCAGACCGTCAGGTTACAGATCAGGTCGAAGGACATGCTGCCCGTGCGGCGGTAGATCGCGCCGCCGTAGGTCGCGCGCGGGCTGATGACGTGCCGAATTTTCAGGTCCGAACACGCCGCCCGTGCGGCCTGGACGTAGGCGGTCCATGCGTCGTCGCCCGCCAGTGACCGCTCAAGCACCTCGTCATAATCCCAGTCGAGCATTGCGAGGCGGTCGGTGGTGGCGCTGTCAAGTTGAGTGCGCCCCACAAACAGTCGATCGGCACCCCGACCGTAAGTATTCGCGGCCCCGATGAAGTAGAAGTCTTTGTGCATCCGCACGGGCTCGGGCTGGTCGGGGAAGCCCATGAACCCATTGGCCAGCGCGGAGTTGAGTGCCAGCGGGACCGATGCATCGGTGCTGCCGTCGATTTCGTCGGCGAGGTAGACGCCGCCCGTCTCGAAAGCCCGGCGGAAGGGGGTGGTGTGGTACTTTCCACCGCCGTCGCAGTAGCCCAGCAATTCATGGGTCCCGCTCAAGGCGCCGTTCGTAAAGAACGGCAGGCCCAGGGCCTGGGCGACCTGCTCGGCGGCGGTCGTTTTGCCCCCGGCGGGCGGCCCCACGAGCATGGGGTGCAGGGCGCGCGGCTCCTTGCTGCACACCGCCAGGGTCAGCAGGGTGTCGAAGAGGGGATGCCGCACGGCGGGCGGCATGTCCTTCACGCGGCCGGCGATCTCGATCCGCAGCTTGCGGGGCGCGCCGTTGACAATGGCGCGCGCCTCTTCCAGCAGGTCACCGAGTTCCTTGCGGACCTCTTCAGCGGCGCCGCGCGTCGCCTGGGTGACCGTCTCACTCATGCGGCGACGGACAATGTCCAGCACCGCATCCTCGTCAAGCGCGGGCTTGCTCGGGCTCAACAGTTCTTCCAGCGCGCGCAGCTTGCGCGCGCGTTCGTCGGCGTCGCTCATGTTGTCGTCTCCCGTGGTGGGATTGGGGTTGATGATGGGCGCAACCGGCGCCGGGGCGGGGTTGTCCTTCCGTTCGCTTGTGACGGGCGGCGGAAGGTCGATCTTCGATGGGCTGACGGGCGGGACCTTGTCTTTATCCTTCGCCAGCTTCACGACCTCTCGGTTGCTCGTGTCGTGCCATACGACTGTCAGTGTGCCCAGCGGCATACCGACAACGTCGATTGCCGGCACGCCGCAGGCTGTCATCCAAGCGCGCACGTAGTTACGGTGCGCGGATGTGACTTGCTCGTAAGAGCCGCGCCTGGGTACGCCATTCCTCAGCGCTTCCGCCTCCGCCTCGGCGGGGGTGTATTTACTTGTACGGGCCATTATTAGTTTCCTTTCCATGTCTGGCCGTTGATGAGCGCGCCAGTCTCCCGGCGCGCTTAGAACGGTCAGCCCTGGCAGAACTCCACGCCCTGCCAGAAACCGGAGAGCCATACATTCCCCCGCCCTCGGAGACCGAACCAGTTACTCGCGGCTTCCTGGGCGATAAACTCCGGAAAGAGCGAGCCCGGTCCTTCATCCCTGGCCGCCCAGTACTTCGCGGCGGAATATCCCGCCTTCCAGCCTTCATTGAAGGCGGCATCGCGCAGGGCGCGGGGGGAGTTAATTTTCATGTTCCGTTATCCCTTTCTTTCAGGCTGCGATGCCTGCGCGGCGCTTCGCCGTATTGGCTGAAATGTCGTGGCGGGGGATCATGATCGACGCCCGCCCTTTGCCGGTCGTGCCGCTGCAAAGCATGCACTTGTCGCATGTTGTGCGCTTGCCTGCCTCGGCACTGGCAGGGCAAAGCCCCTCCCCTGCCATTTTAGACCAGCCCACGGGCTCGGAGACCCTGAACGTGCGCCAGCCCATGGCCTGGGCCTCGCGCGCGTCCGTCTCGCTGTCGGCGGAAGCCATTGCGTATTCCGCGAGGTAGGCGAAGCGCGCATCCCGCCATTGATGGGTATAGCCTGTGCGCCCCGCCGCGCGCGACAGCACGGCGCGCCAGAGCCATTCCGGCAGGGCCGCAGGGTCGCCATATGCGCCCATGCGTATCATTCTGCCCTCGAACAATTCGGGGAGTTCTTCCGGCGCGACCTCGGCATAGACGCCGCGCGCCAGTGACTTGTAAACCGTCATCGGTCCCTGCCCGAGGTTCACATAGCATCGGCGGGACCCTTCAATTCGGAGCCCGTCGCGGTAGGTGCCGCGCAGGGGGCAGTCCCCACAGATTGACACGTCCGCGCCCGTCCGGGACGCCTCGGCGGGGTTCATGTCGTCGCGCAGGATGTAGACCTGCACGAGTCCGGCCCCCGTCTTTTCGTTTCGGGCGCCGTTGAAGCCCGTGGCAACCGCCACAATGGGCTGGCCGTCTAGCATCGACGGCCCACGGTATATGATCATTCGTTGCGTCCCCATGAACGACCCGGCGCACCATGCGCCGGCATCGCAGATGGGGGCGGGGTTTCCCCGCCCTTGTGCGCGTCAGTTGTTCGCCTTCACGAAAACGCCGTTCCCATCCGGCAGGATGCCGGGGATCAACGTCCAATCCCATCCGCGCTGTCGCAGCATCTCGGCGGCGGCGGCGGCGTAGTTCTCTGTGGTGCTCATTGAATAGTCCCACGCTACCGTTATGGACCATTCCATGGTCCGGACCTTTATCCTCGCGCCCCGGTAGTTCGTGGGGCCAAGGAACTTTGTTGTGATCGCTGCCCTAGTCATTTTTGTTGCGTCCCTACAAGCGATCCGGCGCGGGATGCGCCGGCATCGCCGGTAGGTCGGAGTTTCCTCCGCCTAGGTCTACCGGGCGGCTTGCGTCCGGTAGCAGTCTTTCGCGGCGCGCGATCAGTGAGAGGCCTCGGGCTAGTCCATCCCGGTCTAGGTCGCGCTGCGGTGTGGAGCCCGGCGCGATGCGTCGCAATGAGAGGCAGGGGAGATGGACCGGCCGCGCTTATCGGAATTACGCCGGGCTTTGACCCCCGGCACCGTGCATCATGATGCAGCGCTGCTAGTCTAGTGTGATCGGCGTTCCGGGCGGCCCGCACCGTCGGGGAGGTTATCCCCGGCGGATGATTGCGTCCGATCACTTGCCCCGCCTTCCTGCCATGTCTGGCCCGGAAGCTTTCACCCATAGGCCACTAGTTGCCGGTGCTTCCACCGTGCGGGCTGGCCTGTTGACTGTATGCGGTTTTCAAAGAGCGGTGGCTCTGCGGTGGCCTCTCGGCATATCGCGTCGCCGAAAGCCCTTTTATAGACGTTCAAATGTGCCGTCTAGAGTGTTTTTGGAAAAAAAATCATCCAATGATTCCAATGGCTTACAGCGTTCTAGACTGTCGAATGAGAATCATTCTCACGTCCTACGGTGCGAATTGCGTTGCGTCTATTTATGCGGTGGCGGAATGTCTTTTATGCGGATATCCTGTGGATTCAATGGGTTGCAGCGGCGGCGGGAATGGTTCTCGCTTTGTTCCGGCTGTAACCGCGACAGCGGGCTAGGCGGCGATGCACACAAGGGACGGAAACAAGGGGAAGGGGAAGACAACCAAGGGGGCAGGAACCAAGCCGAGGCTCACCGTCATCCCCGCCGCAAGGGCTCTAGACCCTGACAACCCCCCTGCCGGTGTCGTTGTCCTAGCCCGTGGCCGTGGCAAAGACCCGAACGGTCTGACAGCCAAGCAAGAAGAGTTCGCACAGGGTGTGGGCACTCGCGGCGAAACTCTCGCAGCGTCCTACCGTGCAGCCTATGACGCCGCCAGCATGTCACCGGCCGCTGTGCATGTTGAAGCATGTAGACTGATGCAAAACCCTGCGGTGGCCCTTCGCATCAATGCGTTGGTGCAGGCTAAAAGGGCGAAAACATCGCATGACGCAGCAAGAATCCGCCAACACGTCATCGAAAGACTGCATGCCGAAAGTATAGACCCCGATTCCACACCGGCATCCCGCGTTAGAGCGCTGGAATTACTCGGCAAGTTGGACGTTGTACAAGCCTTTACTGGCAAGGCACAGGATGAAGACAAGGCAGCGCCGCACCAAGACTTGGCCGCTACTCTGGAAGCCCGCTTGAAGGCGATTCTAGACAAGGCGGGCTAGACCGTGGCGCCGTCCTGGCAGGCTACCAGGACGCTGCCAGGACGCTGCCAGGACGCCTCAGCGGCGGGCCTAGACGGCAGGCAGCGCTGCCAGGGCTGCACACTAGGTAGAGCGTAGGCTTGGCGGTCTAGATGGGCCGCAAGCCTAGGCTTTGCCTGGGGTTTGGCGGTCTAGACGGCGGAAACGGGGGGTCGGCGAGGCGAGGCGGCGGTGGCGCACCCCACCGGGCGGGAGGCACCCCTGTGAGCAGGCGCGCGCGCCCGTGCTATACATACTATTCCTCACAAACGATCCCATACTCCTCACAAACGATCCAATATTCCCCCAGAAGTACCCCACCCCCACACATTTTTACGGCCAAAATCACACAAAACCACACATATAGACCCACCCCCTTGCATTTTTAGGTACCATAAACCCCACACTATCACTAAAAAATCAGTCTATATGTTGCTTTTGCCACTCTGCCGAGGTCTGGGGGCAGCGTCGGCTTGATCCGTGTCCCGTTTTTGGTTATCCTTTGTTCCAAATCGGGGGTGTGGCGTGGATTCTCTGGGCAGTTGGACGCTAATTGCTGAGGCTGAGTACCGGGTTGCGGGCGAGATGGCGCGGAGTCGCTGGGTTTCTGTCCCTGATGCGGCGATTAGCGTTGATGAGGCCCAGATGCTGCACAGGGAGGGCCATATTTTGATGGCTCAGAAGAGGCTGCCCTCTGGCGCTATGGGTTTGGTTGTCAAACTTGCGAAGAACAACAAGAAGTAGACAATATACCAATGCCATATACAAACACATACTCTCAAAAACTAGGTATAACTAGGCGTCAAAGTATGGTTCTTGATTATATAATCAAGTACTGTGAGAAACATGGCTATTCTCCATCATACCAAGAGATAGCTGATGCTATTGGTATAACGTCTAAGTCTGGCGTTAAGAGGATTATAGACGGCTTGATTGAGAGAGGAAGGCTGGAGACTCTGCCTCGTAGGGCTAGGTCTTTGGTTGTCGTTGATTAATCATTGACGTTGGGGGCAGAATATGTTTTCGTGTGATTGCCTCCTTTCCTGGGGCTTGCGTTCTCCCTTGAGTGAAAACTTACCTCCCATTAACTGTGGTTAGTGGGAGGTTTTTTTATGAACCTTGAAGAACTGCTGCCCAAGATTCGGGAACTGCCAGAATCAGAGCAGATGGAGCTTCTCAGGCTTGTAGATAAGCTTGAGGAAGCGAAGAGGATGGAGAGAGCTAAGGCTAGGTTTCTGCCTTTTGTAAAGGAAACATGGCCTGGGTTTATCAACGGCAGACACCATGAGGTGATGGCTGAGGCGTTTGAGAGAGTCATCTTTGGTGATTGCAAACGTCTGATCATTAATATGCCTCCCAGGCATACCAAGTCAGAGTTTGCGTCGTTTCTCCTGCCCGCTTGGTTTATGGGTAACTTCCCAAACAAGAAGATCATCCAAGCAACACATACGGCGGAGTTGGCAGTAAACTTTGGTCGTAAGGTTAGGAACCTCATTGATAGTGAGGAGTTCCAGAAGATATTCCCTGGGGTGAAGCTTCAGTCTGACTCAAAGGCTTCTGGCCGTTGGGGTACTGACAAAGGCGGGGAGTACTTCGCTGTCGGTGTTGGCGGGGCTATTGCCGGTAAGGGTGCGGACCTGTTCATCATTGATGACCCGCACACCGAACAGGAAGCGATTCTCGCTGCCCACGATCCTTCGGTTTATGACAAAGCCTTCGACTGGTACACCTCTGGCCCCCGCCAGCGCTTGCAGCCAGATGCTCGTATTGTGATTGTGATGACCCGCTGGGGTAAGCGGGACCTGACCGGCCGTCTCATTCAAACCTCTATGGAGAGGGGAGACGGCGAGACTGAGTGGGAGGTTATTGAGCTTCCCGCCATCATGCCTTCGGGCAATGCTCTTTGGCCTGAGTTCTGGAAGATCGAGGCGCTTGAGGCGCTCAAGGCTGAGTTGCCTGCCCACAAGTGGAACGCTCAGTACCAGCAGCAGCCGACAAACGCAGAGGGGGCTATCCTCAAGCGGGAGTGGTGGAAGAGGTGGCCGGCATCTAGGCCGCCCAACTGCGAGTACATCATCATCTCAGCCGACACCGCCTTCACCAAGAACAACCGCTCTGACTACAGCGCATTCACGGTATGGGGGGTGTTTGAGCAGCCAAACGAATCAGGGAGCATGGGGCAGAATCTAATTCTGCTGGATGCGTTCAAAGAACGCATGGAGTTCCCAGACCTGAAGCAGCGTGCATTGGATGTGTATAAGGAATGGCAGCCAGACACATTGATGATTGAAGGTAAGGCATCTGGTTTGCCGCTGATACATGAACTTAGGCAGATAGGAATACCTGTATCTGAGTTCACTCCAACACGCGCTTCTGGTGATAAGATCATGCGCGCAAATAGTATTAGCGATATGTTTGCCTCTGGTATAGTCTGGGCTCCAGAAACTCGATGGGCAGATGATGTTATCGAGGAATGTGCGGCCTTCCCAAATGGGGCGCATGACGACTATGTTGACGCCGTGATTATGGCTCTCATGAGATACAGGCAGGGCGGGTTTATCCGGCTTCCCTCTGACTACGATGATGAGCCTGAGATTCAGCGTCGGGCAGAATATTACTGAGGGGGTTGGCTGTGGCGGTTGATAAGTCTCTGAATCCACTGGGCAACCCCTCTGAAGAGGCGGTTGAGGTACAGATCATAAACCCAGACGCTGTCTCTATTGAGACAGAAGACGGGGGTGCCCTTATTATCCTTGGGCCTGAACTGTCTCAGGATTTGGAACCTGACTTCCACGCTAACCTCGCTGAGTACATTGACGAGAGCGACCTAGGCGCCATCGGCAATGAGCTTCTGGAAGATTTTGAATCAGACAGCCGCTCGCGTGAGGATTGGGAACAGACCTACAAAAAGGGTCTGGACCTTCTCGGCCTGAAGATTGAAGACCGCTCTAGCCCCTGGCCTGGGGCCTGTGGTGTGTTCCATCCGATTCTCTCTGAGGCGGCTGTTCGCTTCCAGTCCCAGGCAATCATGGAGACCTTCCCCGCAGGCGGTCCCGTGAAGACCAAGATTGTGGGCAGAATTACCCCAGAGCGTGAGCGTCAGGCCCAGCGGGTCAAGGAAGACCTGAACTACATCCTGACGGAGAAGATGTCGGAGTACCGGAGCGAGCATGAGCGCATGCTCTTTGCTCTCCCTCTGGCTGGTGCGGCTTTTAAAAAAGTGTACTTTGACCCGACCCTAGGCCGCCCGGCGTCTATTTATATCCCGGCGGAAGACTTTGTGGCGCCATATGGGGCCTCCGATCTTCAGACTGCCCCACGCTACACGCACATCATGAGGAAGCATCCGAACGAGATTCGGAAGCTTCAGGTGATGGGGTTCTACCGGGACGTTGATCTGTCTGAGCCCGTCCCCGACCGGAACGAAATCCAGCGGATTAAAGACAAGCTCTCCGGTGAAGAGCAGATAGACACCGACGACCGGCACATGCTGCTGGAGATGCACGTTGATCTTGATCTTCCCGGCCATGAAGATGTCGGGAAGGACGGAGAGCAGACGGGCATTGCCCTCCCCTACGTTGTGACCATCGAGCGCAGCACCGGGGTTGTGCTTTCGATCTACAGGAACTGGAAGCAAGACGACGAGCTTAAGCTGAAGCGGCAGCACTTCGTCCAGTATGGGTATATCCCCGGCTTCGGGTTCTACCCTTTTGGTCTGATTCACCTTGTTGGTGGCATCGCGAAGTCTGCCACCTCGATCCTGCGGCAGCTTGTTGATGCCGGCACGCTGGCCAACCTCCCAGCCGGCCTGAAGGCCCGTGGGCTCAGGATCAAGGGCGACAGCACCCCGCTGATGCCGGGCGAGTTCAGGGACGTGGATGTGCCGTCAGGGGCGATTAAAGACAGCATCACCTTCCTGCCCTACAAGGAACCCTCTCAGGTTCTCGCCGGCTTGCTTGGGACTCTGGTTGAAGAGGGTAGGCGCTTCGCCTCTATTGCCGATCTTCAGATTGGCGACGCCAACCAGACCGCCCCGGTAGGCACCACCCTGGCCCTCATGGAGAGGGCCATGAAGGTCATGAGCGCCGTCCAGGCCCGCCTCCATGCTTCCATGAAGCAGGAGCTTGATCTGCTGGTCGAGATTATCCAGACCAACATGAAGGGCGACTATGAATATGAGACGGACATGGGCGCCACCCGCACGGAAGACTACGACGGGCGGATTGACGTAATCCCGGTAACCGACCCAAACGCCGCCTCTCTGTCTCAGCGTGTTGTCCAATATCAGGCAGCGCTCCAGTTGGCTGCCCAGGCGCCCCAGATGTACGATCTGCCCGAACTCCACAGGCAGATGCTGACCGTCCTGGGAATCCAAGACCCCGGCAAAATCATCCCCAATAAGGATGAGAAGAAGCCGATGGACCCCGTGTCCGAGAATATGGCCATCCTCTCGGGCAAGCCGGTCAAGGCGTTCCTTTATCAGGACCACGAAGCTCATATTAAGGTCCACATGGCCGCCATGCAGGACCCCAAAATCCTCCAGCTTGTGGGGCAGTCGCCGCAGGCCAGCACAATCCAGGCTGCCGCAATGGCCCACATTGCCGAGCATATTGGCTTCCAATACCGGCGTGAGATTGAGAATCAACTCGGTGTTGAGCTTCCGCCGCCGGATGCTCCCCTGCCCGAGGATATTGAGGTTGCCCTCTCCAAGCTTGTTGCAGATGCGGCAGCCAAGCTGCTTCAGAAGGATCAGGCTGAAGCCCAGCAGCAGGAGAACATGCAGAAGATGCAGGACCCTGTTGTCATGGCACAGATGCAGGATGCCCAGAACAAGGCAGCCGAAATCCAGCGCAAGGCCATGAAGGACAGGGCAGACCAGCAGGCTCGCGCCGCACAGCAGGAAATTGAGCGCCTTCGTATTCAGTCCCAGGAGCGCATCGCCGGGATGAACGCAGGCATTAGGTCTGCTGCCGCGCAGCAGGAAATAGACCTTCGTCGGGAAGTTGATACAGCAAAGATCAAGCTGGAAGCAATGAAGACCGGCGCAGATATATCTAGGGGCAAATAATGGTCTCTGACGAAAACGCTCTTGAGTATCTTCGCAAGAAGATCAGAGCAATCATGAACGAGCATGCTGACTTTATTGCTACTGGGGCAGCATCTGATTGGGCTGAATACCGCCAGCACGTTGGCGTTATTGAGGGATTGGCGAAAGCCGAGAGAGAACTGCTTGACTTGGAGGAACGACTCAGTCGGCAGGAGTAAACACCCACGCAAGGGTGGGGTATCCGCGCGACCCTAACAGCGTGCAAAAAGGACTGACATGCTTAACGTTGATATCAAGATTCCAGAAGGTGAGGGTAGGGGCGCTACGCAGCTTCCTCAGCCCGCCGGTTTTAAGATGCTCATTGCTCTCCCAGAGCTTGAGGAAAAGACTGAGTCGGGTATCTATCTGCCCGAGCAGGTTCGTGAGAAAGAAGCGCTTGCAACTGTTGTTGGGTTTGTCTTGAAGATGGGCTCTCTTGCCTATAAAGACGCATCCAAGTTTCCTGATGGACCCTGGTGTAAAGAGGGTGACTGGGTTTTGTTTCGCGCGTACAGCGGCACTCGCATCAAGATTCACGGTCGTGAGTTTCGTATCATCAATGATGATACGGTCGAGGGCGTTGTAGAAGACCCAAGGGGGATCGCGCGGGCATGAGTGGAATGTCTTTTGGTGAGGCGCTTGCGCTTCTGAAAAACGGCGGCCGGGTCGCCCGCGATGGATGGAATGGAAAGGGCATGTTTCTCTTTCTTGTTCCCGGCAGTCAGTTTGTCGTTAATCGTCCCCCACTTCTTGGGATTTACCCAGAAGGGACTGTCATCAATTATCAGCCACATATCGACATGAGGACAGCACAAGGAACTATTGTGCCTTGGCTTGCTTCCCAAAGCGATGTTCTTGCTGAAGATTGGTTTGCCGTCCATGAGTGATAATCAGAAAAGCGCCGAAGACAGCGAAGGCTTTGAGATTGAGATTGTAGACGACACCCCCGAAGAGGATCGTGGTCGTCCGCTTGCTCCCGAGGTCACCGAAAACGACGACGACATCACGATTCGTGATGAAGAGATTGCTAAGTACCGCGACGAGTGGAAACAGCAACTCCGTGAGCTTTCGTTTAAGACGCACTCTGAGAGGCGCGCTAAGGAGTACGCCGCAAAGGAGCGTGATCAGGCCATTGAGCTTGCTCGCCGTCTTGCGGAGGAAAACCAGAAGTTCCGTGAGCTTGCCGGCACGACCGAGAAGTTCGCGGCGGATCAGGCAAAGGCCCGCGCTGAAACCGACATTGCCGCAACAAAGCGGCTGATGAAGGAGGCGTTTGAGTCTGGAGATACAGACAAGTTCCTTGACTATCAGGAACATCTCCAGCGGCTTGTGAATGAACACGAGCGCTACTCAAACTACAAGCCGGTCCAGCAGGCCGAGGTCAAGTACGAGATTCCTGCCCCGCGCCCCCAGGCCGATTCAAAGGCTGTTGATTGGGCGAACAAGAACCCCTGGTTCGAGGGGCAGAATGAAATTGAGAAGGAGATGACGGGTTACGCTTACGCGGTCAGCGACATGCTGCTTCGCGATAAAAAGCTTGATCCGCGCAGTGATGAGTATTTCCAGGAAATTAATGCTCGCGTTCAGCGGCGTTTTCCTGAATACTTCAAGAAACCCGAGCCGGAAGTTGACGTGACGGCAAGGAGTGCTTCGGTGGTTGCACCCGCAAGTCGGACAGCCAAGAGCACACGCACAGTGCGTCTGACCCCATCTCAGGCTTCCGTCGCGCGGCGGATGGGCCTGACCTACGAACAATACTACGCTGCTTTCCGCAAGGAATATGGGAATGGCTAATCGCAACCCTCGTGACCTTGAGACCCGCGAACACCAGTCGCGGCCTGCCTCATGGCGCCCGCCTTCCCTCCTCCCAGACCCCAAGCCAGAGCCGGGGTATTCTTTCCGCTACATTCGTACCAGCATGATGAACTCTGCTGACAACACGAATGTAAGCCGGCAGCTTCGTGAGGGCTATGTTCCGGTACGCGCCGAGGACCAGCCTGAGCTTATGCTTGCCGCCGATCCCAACAGCCGCTTCAGCGGCAACGTTGAGATTGGAGGGCTTCTCCTCTGCAAGATTCCTGAAGAGGTCGCGCAGCAGCGCGAAGCTTACTACAGGAACATGGCGCATCAGCAGATGGAGAGCGTTGACAACAATCTCATGCGCGAGAGTGATCCTCGTATGCCCGTTCTTCGTCCTGAGCGGTCGTCTAGGACCACGTTTGGCCGTGGCCCCAGGGAATAATCTCTTGGGCTGCAATCCCTCAATCTCAGAAGAAAGGTAACGGAAAGTGGCTTCGACCTCTTCCCCGTATGGGCTTCGGCCCATCAACCTTCTGGGTGGTCAGGCTTTTGCTGGTTCGACTCGCCTTTACGCGATTCCCGCCAGCTATGCTGTGAACATTCAGTTTGGCGACCCGGTTATCATCACGAACACCGGCTCGACGCGCGGCTATCTTGCCCGCTTCAACGCGACCACGACCGCCACGACCATCACCTCGACGGGCGGCGGCTTTGGTTACGTTGGTGTGTTCGTGGGCTGCACCTACACCGACCCGACCTATGGCAAGGTGTTCCGTCAGACCTACACCGCTGGCAACACCGCCACGGACATCCAGGCTTATGTTGTGGATGACCCGGACGCGCTGTTCCAAGTGCAGGCCGACGACACCCTTGGCCAGACGGCTCTGGGCACCAACGCGGCTCTGATTCAGACCGTGGCTGGCAGCGGCGGCGCCAACACCATCTCCGGTGTGGGCCTGGACGCCTCCAGCGTCGCAACGACCAACACGCTGCCGGTTCGCATTGTTGACTTCGTCAACAGCACGACCAGCCAGATTGGCGATGCGTTTACGGACGTGATTGTCCGCATCAACACGCACTTCCACCGGACGGGCAATACCGGCTCTGCCGGTACGGCTGCGTCGTAAGGAGGGCCGTGAACCATGGCTATTAGTCGCGCACAGCTTCTCAAGGAACTGCTTCCCGGCCTGAACGCCCTGTTCGGCCTGGAGTACAAGCGGTACGCCGAGGAGCACAAGGAAATCTACGAGACCGAGAACTCGGAGCGTTCCTTTGAAGAGGAGGTGAAGCTTTCGGGCTTTGCCGCTGCCCCGGTCAAGAATGAAGGGCAGGCGATTGCGTATGACAACGGCCAGGAAGCCTGGACCGCTCGTTATACGCACGAGACCATCGCCTACGGGTTTGCCATCACCGAAGAGGCGATGGAAGACAACCTGTATGACAGCCTGTCGGCTCGTTACACCAAGGCGCTTGCGCGCTCGATGGCGTACACGAAGCAGATCAAGGCTGCCTTCCCCCTCAACAACGGCTTCACCAGCTACCTGTCTGGTGACGGCGTCACGCTGTTCAGCACCCAGCACCCGCTGGTTTCTGGTGGTGTGAACAGCAACCGCCCCTCCACGCCGGTTGACCTGAATGAGACGAGCCTTGAGGCTGCGGTCATTCAGATTGCCGCCTGGACGGACGAGCGCAGCCTGCTGATCGCGGCCCGCCCGCGTAAGCTGATTGTGCCGCCGGGCCTGATGTTCGTTGCCACCCGCCTGCTGGAGACGGAACTCCGTGTCGGCACGGCTGACAACGACATCAACGCGCTGAAGTCCAACGGCTCGATCCCCGAGGGCTATGCGGTCAACCACTTCCTGACCGATCCGAACGCGTGGTTCCTGACCACGGACGTTCCGAACGGCATGAAGCATTTTGTCCGTACTCCGCTCTCGACCTCGATGGACGGGGACTTCGACACGGGCAATGCCCGCTACAAGGCTCGCGAGCGTTACAGCTTCGGCGTGTCTGATCCGCTCGGTATTTACGGGTCTTCGGGCTCCAACTGAGTTGGTCTAAAAGGCAGGGGGCTTCGGCCCCCTGTTTTTTTATGCTTGATGTTGTCTTTATATGCCGCGCATAATGCAGACAGTTCCGGGTTAATCCGGCTCTACTGACTGTCCCGGCAGACCAGCACGAAGACAGTAGAGCCTAGATCGTGCGAGACACCCATGGCTTTCACCACTTTTTCTGGTCCAGTCCGCGCTGGCACTGTCCGCGAGGGCGCTGACCGCAATACTGGCCTTGTTGTTTTGGCTCAGTCCTACAACAGTGGCGACCTGACCGGCACTGAGGTTGGCAACGTCGATACCCTTGCGTTCAAGATTCCGCAGGGCTCTCAGATCGTTGACATCACCATCGACCAGATTGTTGCCGCGACCGCTGGCACCACGACCGTCTCGGTTGGTTCGACCTCGGGCGGTGCGGAGCTTATGGCTGCCGTTGCCACGACCGCTGGTGGGCGCTTCCGTGGGACGGCTACGGCTGCCACCCAGGCCGCTTGGCAGACCTCCACGACCGCCGACACGAGCGTCTATGTCCGTGTTGCGGTGGGCACTGCGACTCTGACGGCGGGGCAGTTCATCGCTACCGTGTCCTACGTCCAGCGGGCCTCTAACGGCGCTCAGAACCCGACCAGCGCCTAATAGCGAAGGGGGGTTTGCGCCATGCAAACAGATGTCCTTGCAAGCGCCGTCCTGACTGCGGACGGCGTAATGAACGATCAGGCTGGTAACGCCATTGGCCGTTGCCGGGTAAAGGGGATTTACATAGTCCCTGCTGCTGGCGCTGGCTCTGTTGTCCTGAAGGATGGGTCAACATCTGGCGGAACCAACAAGATCACCGTCAACACGATCGCTGGATCGACTAGCACGAACTGGGTTCTGATGCCTGGGGAGGGGCTTCTTTTCCAGCGGGGCATCTATGCGGATATTACGGACGTTGCGTCTGTGATGGTGGTCTATGGCTAAGACACCGGCATGGCAGCGCTCTGAGGGCAAGAACCCAAAGGGCGGTCTAAATGCGAAGGGTCGCGCCTCATACAACAGGGCCAACCCAGGCAAGCCTGGGTTGAAAGCCCCTCAGCCTGAGGGTGGCCCTCGCAGAGATAGCTTCTGTGCCAGAATGAAAGGCATGAAGAAGAAGCTTACCTCTGCAAAAACGGCCAACGACCCCAATAGCAGGATCAACAAAAGCCTTCGTGCGTGGAATTGCTAACATGACGGAAGGCACAGAAGCAGCAAAGACTGTTGTTGATGCCCTCTCGATTGGGACTGTGGTAGCTACTTTGGCGGGTATTCTTCCAAGCATTGCTGCGATTTTTACAATCTTCTGGACTGGGATTCGGATATATGAGACCGAAACTGTCCAGGGGTTGATGAACCGCAGCAAGCGGAAACCCAGCAAAGATCAGGAGTAGCACATGAACCGCGATGTTTGGCTTGGCCTTGCTCGTCACCTCCTCACTACCATTGGTGGCTTCTTTGTCGCCCGTGGAACCATTGATGCGGACACGGTGAACACCGCCGTTGGCGCCTCCGTTGCGCTGGCTGGTGTTGCTTGGTCTGTTATCGACAAGCGCAAGTGACTAACGATGAAGGGCAACTTTGATCGTTGCCTTCTTTTCGTCCTGAAGCATGAGGGCGGGTGGTCTGATGACCCCCGCGACCCAGGCGGGGCGACCATGAAGGGCGTCACTATCGGCGTCTTCAATGAGTACCTTGGTCGCAAGGCTACCAAGGAAGAGCTTCGGAATATTTCCGACGCTCAGATTGCTGACATCTATCGTACTAGGTACTGGGACAAGGCCCGTTGTGACAATCTGCCCCCTGGGGTTGATCTGTCGGTCTTTGATCTGGCGGTAAATGCTGGACCAAGCAGGGCTGTGAAAATCCTACAGCGTTGCGTTGGGGCAGAATCCGATGGAGTGCTTGGCCCCAAGACTCTGTCCGCTGTCGGCAAGTCTAATACCAAAAACCTAATTGTCCGGTTTGCCGAAGACCGGCGTGATTTCTACAGAAGCCTCAAGGCTTTCCAGACGTTTGGGCGTGGGTGGCTCCGCCGGACTGACGAGTGTGAGAAAGAGTCACTTCAGATGGCAGGAGAAAAGCCGTGAAGATGAGTAAGCCCCGTATGCCCAAACCGCCTTCTGTCCCCAAGGCCGGGATGGAGATGCCGCGCTTTGGTGCCCGCGCGATGCGCCCAGGCGGCATGGCGAAGGGCGGCAAGGTTCACCCTGATGAGGCGATGGATCGCAAGCTGATCCGCAAGGAAATCGCCCGCGCTGAGAAGATGGAAAAGAAGCCTGAGGCGAAGGGCATGAAGAAGGGTGGCGATATCATGGCCATCAAGAATACGCCGATGGGTCGCAAGATGGCCTCTTCTGCTGTTGGCGCTAAGAAGATGGCTGGTGGTGGCGGTGTTTCCCGTGCGCGCGGGGATGATGCTGGGCGTGCCGCTGAAGATATGGAATTTAGCCGCGCCATGAAAGACGCCGACGATGCTGATCGTGATTACTATCGCAATGTAAGCGGAAGAACCGCTCGTGATAGAATGCAGGCCCAGCTTCGTAACTGGGAGGCAAATGAACGTGCTTCACAGGCTGGGTTTGCCTCCGGGGAATATGAAGATGACTCGGAAACCAAGGGGGCTGCAAGGCGGCTTTCTGAAACCCAAGCGCTTCGTCGCCTCATTGAGCAGAATCCAGACGACAAAAAGCCAGCGCCAATGAAGAGTGGTGGCGCCGTTAAGAAGATGGCTCGTGGTGGCGGCATCGAGAGCCGTGGCAAGACCAAGGGAAGGTTTGTGTAATGGATCGTCGTCGTCGTCGCGCTGCCCCCTCCTACGAGGAAGATATGACGCCGCCGCGTGGTATGCGCGGCTATCGTCCTGAGATGTCCCCTGCCCCGGAGCCTCCCTCCTACGAGGAAGACATGACGCCACCTCCGGGCATGCGTGGATTTAATCCTCGCATGGAGCCGGCTCAGGAAACGCCCCGTGGCCCTATGCGCCGCATGGCTAAGGGTGGTGCTGTCAAGAAGATGGCTGCCGGTGGCTCCGCCTCCAAGCGGGCTGATGGCTGCGCCTCTCGTGGTAAGACCAAGGGCAGGATGATTTGAAGAGGCAGGCTAAAATTAGCCGCGTCATGAGGGAGTTCAAAGAGGGCTCCCTCAAGTCGTCCAGCGGGCAGAAGGTGAAGAACCCGAAGCAGGCTGTGGCTATTGCCCTGTCTGAGGCTTCCCGCATGAAGTCTGGTGGGGCAGTCAAAAGCCGCGTGAATGAGGCTGGGAACTACACCAAGCCCACAATGCGGAAAGCCCTGGTGGAGAAGATCAAGGCTGGTGACAAGGGCGGCAAGCCCGGCCAGTGGTCTGCCAGGAAGGCTCAGATGGTTGCCTTGCAGTACAAGGCTAAGGGCGGGGGCTACAGGGACTGATGAAGGCTCCGCAGAAATCTCTTGCCGCCTGGACCAAGCAGAAGTGGCGCACCCGCAGCGGCAAGCCATCGACGCAGGGTAAAGAGGCGACTGGCGAGAGGTATCTGCCAGAGGCAGCCATCAAGGCCATGCCATCCTCTACCTACGCTGCCTCTACCGCAGCAAAGCGTAAGGCAATCAAATCTGGCAAGCAGTTCTCTAAGCAGCCAGAGACGGCAGCGAAGATAGCCAAGAGATTCAGGTAGTTTTAGACGGGGGGCTTTAATGCCGAAGAACTGGATTAAGGGCGCCATCAAAAAGCCGGGTGCCTTCCGTAAGTCTCTGGGCGTTAAGGCGGGGCAGAAGATTCCCACCAAGACCCTTGCCAAAGCTGCTAAAACGTCAGGAGTGATGGGCCAGAGGGCTAGGCTGGCTCAGACACTTTCAAAGTTGAGGCGCCCGTAAATGACGACTTCCGGCACTGCTGTATGGAATCTAGACATAGCCGACCTCATTGAGGAGGCGTATGAGCGTGCCGGCTTGGAAGCTCGCACCGGATATGATTTCCGTACAGCCCGGCGCTCTCTGAATATCCTGTCTGCTGAGTGGTCTAATAGGGGTCTAAATCTTTGGACTGTTCAGGAGAACAGCCTTGTTCTGACGCCTGGGGTTAAGACCTACCCACTCCCAGCCGACACGATTGATGTCATCGAGACGATGATCCGCGTGAACAACACCGGCTCTTCGCTTGATTATACCGTGTCTCGTATCGGAGTTGGTGACTACGCCAGCCTTCCGAACAAGAACACCACGGGCAGACCCCTTCAGATTTACGTCAACAGGCAGGTGAATCCAGAGTACACGCTCTGGCCGGTGCCCGATCTGCCCTACACAATCCTCTACTGGACGATGCGCCGCATCCAAGATGCCACAACGTCAACTGACGTAATGGATATGCCGGTTCGCTTTGTCCCCTGCCTTGTGGCAGGTCTTGCCTTCCAGATTGCGATGAAGCGCCCAGAGGCTGCTGCCAGGGTCCCCATGCTGAAGCAGGAGTACCTTGAGCAGTTCCAGCTTGCTGCGGATGAAGACAGGGGCAGGGAGCCGGCTAGGTTTGTTCCCTGGTCGTCTTATCCATGAGCGTGAAGTTTGCTCGTGGCAACAGGGCCTATGCCTTCTGTGACAGGTGTTACACCCGCTACGACCTAAAGGAACTCACTTGGCAGGTAGTAAACCAAAGGCCGACAGGTCTTAAGGTTTGCTCTGAGTGCAATGATGTAGACCACCCACAGTATCAGTTGGGTAAGTTCCCCATCAACGATCCTGTTGCCTTGCAGGACCCAAGGCCGGATATTAATCCAGGCAGAAGCCTGTGTGGTTGGAACCCTGTTGGCAATTCCGCAACCACGACAAACGGCAATGTTGGGATTGTCAGCGTCTATATCGCATAGGAGCGAATCATGAAGGGTAAATCCCGTACCCCAACCAGCATGGACATGAAGAAGTACGGTCGAAACATCGCCCGCGCCATGAATCAGGTTGGCGGGAATGTTTACGGCAAGAAGCTTCCTGCGCCGTATAAGGTGGTGGACGACTACAATGCTCTGCCGGTTCCCTCCAAGGGAATCCAGCCGGCGCCGGATCAGGCTATCGTGGCCAACGAGGGCAGCCCAAAGAAGACCACGAAGATTCGTGGGACCGGGGCAGCGACCAAGGGCACGACTGCAAGCGGTCCAATGGGCTGAGGGACTAAGCGGCCATGAACTACACGACCCTTGTAGCCCTGCTACAGGACTACACGCAGAACTCATCCACTGAGTTTGTGGCCGCTATCCCTCAAATTGTGCGGCTGGCTGAGGACCGGATTTATCAATCCGTCCAAATTCCAGCACTCAAGCGCAACGCCACGTCTAATTTCGTCCAGGGCAATAAGTATCTAGCTGCCCCAACGGATTTCCTGGCGTCGTACTCGATGGCAGTTAAGAGCGCCTCTGGTGTTTACTCCTTCATGTTGGAGAAGGAGGTTGGTTATATCAATGAGGCTTTCCCAAATCCAGCAAGCACAGGTGTGCCGCGCTACTATGCGCTATTCAATGACGCAACGTTTATTGTTGCGCCAACACCTAATGCTTTTCTTGAGGTAGAGCTTCACTACTTCTACGAGCCGCCAAGCATTGTGGATGCAGGCACGTCCTGGCTTGGCGACAACACCGAGAGCGTTCTGTTTTACGGCGCTCTCTGTGAGGCTTATACATACATGAAGGGCGATGCGGACCTTCAGACCCTGTACAGGCAGCGCTACGACGAGGCTCTGGGCAGGCTGAAGGTTCTTGGTGAGGGTATGGATAAGAGGGACAACTTCCGTCTCGACCTGCCCCGCATCATGCCAACGTAAGGACAGCCTATGGCAATCGTTCAGGCTTTCTGCACCAGCTTCAAGAAACAGCTTCTTGAGGGCGTGCATGACTTCCGGGCGACTGGTGGTGATGTGTTTAAGATTGCTCTCTACACGGAGGCAGCGAATCTGAACTCCACCACCACAGCCTATACGACGACAGGTGAGATATCCGGTGGGGGGTATGTCGCTGGCGGTTTGACCCTGACGAACATAGACCCAAGCGAGTACAATCTCGCTGGCGTTTGCTCATTCCAGACGGCGACTTGGTCCGGCGTTACGTTCTCGGCTCGCGGGGCTTTGATCTACAACTCGACGCCAGCCCACACCTATACCAACCCGGCCTGTCTCGTATTGGACTTTGGGTCCACCCGGTACGCTACAGGGAATCTCTTTCAGGTCCACTTCCCTCAGATCACTGACCTGAGCGCGATTGTGAGGATCAACTAACATGGCCTTTGTGATTGCTGATCGCGTCAGGGAAACCAGCGTAACGACTGGCACGGGCAGCATTGCGCTTGGCGGCGCAGTCACGGGCTATCAGACCTTCGACGCCGTTCTGAACACGGCAGACACGACCTTCTACACGATTGCAGACCAGGGTGGTGCCAACTGGGAGGTTGGCATTGGCACGTTCACATCGCCATCAACCCTGGCCCGCACGACGATTCTCTCGTCTAGCAACGGGGGCAGCATCGTCACCTTTGGCGCTGGCACCAAGGATGTCTTCATTAGCCTGCCAGCCAGCAAGACCAACGTAAACGACCAACCGAACGTTGTGTCTGTAAACTCGTCCTCTGACGCACTCCTCATTACTCAGGTTGGTTCTGGAAATGCACTTGTAGTTGAAGACAGCGCAAACCCAGATAGTTCTCCTTTTGTTGTTGATTCTAGCGGAAACGTTGGCATCGGTACAAGTTCTCCAGCAAGCCCACTTCACGTTGTTGGCGATGCTCGACTTTCCAGTATCAACTCCGGTCCTATTGCTGGCTTTCGCAATGCCATCATAAATGGCAATTTTAATATTGCACAACGCGGCACTTCTTTTGTTGCTGGTGCAAATAACGATGACACTTACAACCTTGATCGCTGGTATGTTCTTAGCGACGGCAATGATGTTGTTGATATCACCCAAAGCACAACCCAGGTTCCTACCAACGGTAGCCAGACAAGCATTGCTCTGGACGTTGAGACGATCAACAAGAAGTTCGGCATTGCTCAAATAATCGAGCAGCGTAATTGCCAGAGCCTTATTGGCAATACGGTCACTCTGTCTTTTAAGGTAAAGGTCAGCAGCACAACCAAACTGGATAACGTGAAGGCGGCTATTGTCGCTTGGTCTGGGACGGCTGATACTGTGACCTCTGATATCATCAGCGCTTGGAATGTGGAGGGCACCAACCCGACCCTCATCGCCAACGCGACTTATGAGAACAGCCCGGCTAATCTTAGCGTCACAACTTCTTGGGCCACATATTCAATCACCGCTGCCGTAGATACGGCCAGCACTGGAAACATAATTGTGTTTATCTGGTCCGATGTGACCGACACAACCCTTGGTGATTTCCTCTATATCACTGACGTTCAGATTGAGCTTGGCCCTACCTATACGCCATTTGAGCGCCGCACCATTGGAACTGAACTTTCTCTAAGCCAAAGATATTACTGTGAGACCAGAGCTACTGGTCGCTTCCCTTCTTTTGGCGCAGGACAAGTTTCAGAAAATCAAATATACTGGCCTGTTACTATGCGTGCAGCACCAACAATCACCATCACAAGTGGTGGGATAAGAAGCAATCTTCTTACTGGTTATCCACAAACTCAAAACTCATCTGCCTACGGAGCAAGATGGCTTATTGCCTCTAACGCCTCTGGTGACTGTTACGCAGTAAATGACACAATCACAGCAGCGATAGAGTTGTAAACATGTACAGCAACGCTCAATACGCCAACCCCGACAACACTTCTATCCGCTGCGACATCAACGGCGCTACCTGCTTTGTGCCGTGCGATCCGGCCAACACTGACTATGCGCGTATCATGGAACTGGTAGCCGCTGGCAAACTGACCATCGCAGCCTATGTGCCGCCCCCGCCCCCTCCGGTCACGCAGATCACGATGCGCCAGTGCCGCCTGCAACTCTTGGCCTCCGATCTTCTTGATGATGTGGACTTAGCCATAGCTCAAGCTGATCGCGCGGTGAGGATAGAATGGGAATATGCAACGGTGGTGGATAGGGATTCACCGTTGGTTTTGGCTATTGGCTCTACACTTGGCCTTGATGATTCAACCATTGATCAGTTGTTTGCAGACGCATCCCATAGGTAGCTTATGAAGCTCAACACAAAGACGGAGTGATTTAATTGTTTGGCTTTTACCCATTTTCAGGCGTTGCATTTAGTGGCCTTGCAAATGCCGCTTACGCCGAAAGTGTGTCAGATGCCATAACTCTTACTGATGTTGCTGTTGCTGTTTTTTCTGCATCGTCCTCAGCTTCAGACTCTCTTCTTCTTTCTGATAGTTCTTCTGTCATTCTAGATGGTAAATCTTCTGCATCAGACATCATAACAATAGCAGATTCTTCTGTTGCTTTTTTGGGTGTTTTTGCTTCGTCGCTTGATTCTATTTTTCTGGTGGACGCAGCGTCCTGCGCTCAGTCTTTTGTGTCTTCTGCCTCAGACACACTATCATTTATCGAAGAGTCTCGTGGCGGGTTCTCTTTCTCTGACAGTGTTTCTGACTCAATATCGTTTTCTGAAATTGCGGCAGGATTCTTTGTTATATCTGAAAGTGCGTCAGACTCTATCGCTTTTGTTGATTCAACTAGTGCAAACATTAATATTGCTTCTCTATCTGTTGATTCGATTACTCTCTCTGACACAGCGACAAATGTCGCTGGCATGGTTGCGCTTGCTTCGGATACAATCGTTCTTGTAGATGTTGGGGTGGGATATGGAGGGTGGGACCCGATACCAAATCCAAATCCGGGCTGGAATCCAATCGTTCCTGGGGCAGGAAGTCCCTGGACTCCCATAGCCCCAGTAACAGCGGCCTGGACGCCCATAGGAAACAGCTAGATGAACTCGAAAGAAAACCTCAACCTCTCTGAGACTGTAGGCGCCGGGCTTTCAGCCCGTCATGCTGTCTCTGACCAGATTAGGATTCGCGGCTCTTTCGTTGTCACATGCCGGGCCTCTGATGGCTCTGTACGGTGGGAAGAGGGCATCATTAACCTCGTCGTCACGGTCGGTAAGAACGACCTTCTCGACAAGTACTTCCTTGGGTCTGGATATACAGCGGCGCATTACGTTGGCCTGAAGACTGCCGGTTCTATCAACGCGGCCGATACGATGTCCTCCAAGTCGTGGACGGAAATCACTGCCTATTCCAATGCGACGCGCCCAGTCTTCACGGCAGCATCCGCATCCAGCGGTGCGACGGACAACTCTGGCTCTCCCGCTGTCTTCAACATCAACGGCACCGCGACGGTTGGTGGATGCTTCATCACCACCGACAACACGAAGGGTGGCACCACGGGAATCCTGTTCTCTGCCACGGACTTTGCTGTGGCCCGGAGCGTACTGAGCGGCGACACGCTGACCGTTACATACGAAATCCAGTGTTGAGGTAGGGTAGATGCCCAGTACCTTTTCGCCAGCCCTGCGGCTTGAACTCATTGGAAGTGGTGAGCAGGCAGCTAACTGGGGCAACACGACGAATACAAACGTGGGCACCCTGCTTGAGCAGGCGATTACCGGCGTCGGTAGCGTCACCATGCTGGACGCTGACTACACGCTGACTACGGGCAACGGCATTTCAGACGAGGCTAGGAACGCTGTTGTTGTCCTGGGCGGCGCCCTGACTGCCACTCGGAACGTCATTGTCCCAACGAGCAACAAGTTTTACGCTGTTCGCAATGCGACAACGGGCAGCCAGAGCGTCATTGTTAAAACCTCTGGCGGCACTGGCGTAACGTTGGCCAACGGTTTCACGCAGCTTATGTACTGCGATGGGACCAATGTGGTTCTTGCCTCCGTCCCAATTAACTCAACCAACAGCAACGTTTCTGTCGGCGGCGATTTGTCTGTCTCTGGCGCCATAAACATCGGCGGCGGTCCAGTCATGCCGACTGGCGCAATCTTGGAATACGGTGGTTCTGCTGCTCCTACTGGTTGGCTTATTTGTGATGGCTCTCCGGTTAGCAGGTCAACATATGCCGCGCTTTTTGCTGTAATTGGTACAGATTACGGGGCAGGGGACGGCTCTACCACTTTCAATGTTCCTGACCGTCGCGGGCGGTTTGGTGTTGGCGCGAATGGCACTTACACCCGTGGGTCTTCTGGTGGCTCCACCACCACATCTAGCGCCGGTTCCCACAACCACACCGGCAACACCGGCTCAACAACGCTAACCACCGCCGATATTCCAGCGCACAATCACACTGGGACCACATCGGTTGATGGGACTCACTTCCATACCTTTAGTGCGGCTCAGGTTAGCGGGCAGCTTAATACGACTGCTGGCGCTGGTTCGTCTGCGGTAACTCAGTTGACCGGGAACACAAACACCGCTGGCGCCCATAGCCACACATTCACCACAGACAACACTGGTGGTGGCGGTGGTCACGTTCACACAATATCAACAGATGGAACCCACACGCACACAGTAACGCCACCATACGTCGCGTCAAACTTCATCATTAAGATTTGACATGTCACTCACCAAACTCCAATTCCAGCCTGGGGTTATGCACGACGGCTCTCGGTACTCAACGTCCGGGGGCTGGTCTGACTCTGACAAAGTTAGATTTCGTTCAAACTTTCCAGAAAAGATTGGAGGGTGGCAGGTTGCCATAGGTCAGGCGTTTCTTGGTACCGCAAGAAACCTGTTTCCATTTTCCGATCTAACCGGAAACTACTTCCTTGGGATTGGCACCAACCTCAAGTACTACATTGAGCGCGGTGGCTCTCTGTATGATATCACACCAAACAGAACAACAATCACTCAGAGTAATCCATTTAGCACAACAAATGGTTCAACCAGTGTTGTTGTAAACATACCAAGTCACGGAGCAAACGAAGGCGACTTCGTGACCTTTTCTGGTGCGAGTGCTGTTGGTGGGCTCACCTTGAATGGTGAGTATCAAATTGATTCTGTTTTAACTTCTGCCACATTCACCATAACGGCAGCGTCGGCAGCTTCCTCTACGGCGACTGGCGGCGGCTCTGTGACCGCAGTTTTCCAGATTAACACCGGCCTGGACACGACGCTGTACGCAAATGGTTGGGGGGCAGGAACCTGGGGCGGCATCCTGCCCGGAACCAGCGTGACCTTCACCGGCTCTATAAGCGGCACAACGCTAACCGTGTCGTCGGTTGTTTCTGGGACTTTGGGTATAGGTCAGTTGGTCACTGGTTCCGGCGTGTCTGCAAGCCCACCGGGTTCTGCCGCCACATACATTACCGCTCTCGGAACCGGCACTGGTGGCGCTGGCACATACACCGTCAATGTGTCTCAAACAGTTTCCTCGACAACCATGTTTGCCTTTTCTGGCACTGGTTGGGGCTCTCCATCGAATACGCAGGTTGCTGGCACAAGGCTTAGGCTTTGGTCTGCCGATAACTTTGGCCAAGACCTTGTTATCAACCCCAGAGACGCGGCCATATACTACTGGTCGAACTCCGGGGGCCTTGGCACGAGGGCAGTCCTTCTATCCTCTTTGCCGGGTGCCGCTAATGTTCCTGGCATTTCCAGACAAATCATCGTGTCTGATTTAGACAGGAAGGTGATTGCCTTCGGCTGCACGGACATCGTGACCGGCGTTCAAGACCGCCTTCTGATTCGCTGGTCTGATACCGAGAACCCCGCCGTATGGACCCCTCTTGAGACAAACTCTGCTGGCGGGATTCGTATCCCAACAGGTTCAGAGTTCATTTCTGCCCTTGAGACAAAGCAAGAAATCCTTGTTTGGACGGACGACTCTGTTCACTCTCTGAAGTACATTGGCGCACCGTTTGAGTACTCCATCGCCAGAATTGGCATGACCTCTCTTGCTGCGCCAAATGCTGTTGCCTCAGCAAATGATGTGACGTTCTGGATGGGGCAGAATGGCTTTTTCCAGTACGATGGTAGGCTTGTTGGTCTGCCATGCTCAGTGAAGGATTTTGTCTTTAACAACATAAACTGGGATCAGGCAGAGAAAATAACCGCTGGCAGCAACATGGCGTTTAATGAGGTCTGGTGGTTTTATCCATCGGCTGACTCAAGCGAGAACAACCGCTATGTTTTGTACAACTACAATGAGAAAGCGTGGGCTGTTGGAAGCATTGAGCGCACGGCTTGGATAGATCGCAGCATTGAGGATTACCCTCGCGCGGCATCCACGGATGGCTATGTCTATTTCCA